TGCGGCTGCTTCCGTGAGGCTCTGATGCAGGTCGACACCGTACAGGCTCCGCTTGCTGCAGGCCTCGTCACGAGGCTCCCACAAGACCCCTCGAGCGCAGGCCGCATCGAGAACTGGACCATCGACCAAGCCACGGGCGGCTGGTCAAGCCGTGTTGGCTATGAGAGCTTCGTGCCTGCGGCTACCAGCTGGGCGCCGTTCCAGAACTGCGGGCCGGTGTACAGCTTGCACGTTGCGCAGGCCTTGGCGGGTGGAGCTCGACAGCATGTGCTGTTCGAAGAGCAAGGCAACCTGCATCTGCTCTACGACGCTGCAGGCACTCCCGTCTTGCGGACGCTCGCCACTGGTCGGCACGTGCCGACCGTCACCGAGGCTGCGAGCTGGTACACCGACACGCCGCATGGAACGGTCATCACCAACGGGTTCGATCGTCCGGTCATCGTGAAGCCGTGGCCGCTGGGCAGCATCATCGACGCAGCCAACACGATCACGCAGTGCATTCGGCCTCTCGGCTTCGATGGCTTGCCGACGTCGGTCACGCCCCGCAACGTCAAGCCGGTTCCAGCTCCGCCTTTCCCGCCCAACATCAAGGCGAGCGGCAACGGCGCCGTCACGCTCTGGTGCCCCTCACAAGGGAACGCCATTCCGGCCGGTGGCGTATGGGGCCTTGGCTTCGCGAACAACACAGCCGGGCAGGACGGCGACAAAGAAGCAAAGTACGGCTACGCGCTGTCGTTCGTGACTGATTCAGGCAGCGAAGGCCCAGTGTCGACCTTGAGCTCGGTCGCTTGGGGCCTTGATGCTGGCGCCGAAGGATTCAAACACGCGGTAGCGGTCACGATTCCCACGGGGCCTAAGGGAACGGTCGCGCGCAAGCTCTACAGGACGACGAACTACAGCGATGACTACGACTTTCCCGGCGACACTCGGCTGTACTTGGTCGAAGTCATCAGGAACAACGTCGACACGCTCTACTTCGACGCAGCACCGACCGCATTGCTGGGGCAGCCTGCGCCCGACATCGCAACCGGCCCTCTGCCAGCGCCCCGCGCCCGCTTCTCGGCTGTGTGGAACGGCGTGCTCTGGCTCGATGGCGGTCTCGAGGACAGCCGCACGCTGTACTACAGCGCTCAAGGACTGATCGAACAGTTCGCGGCCGATGCCTACATCGAGCTTGCCGCGCAAGGCGGCGCCATCACCGCGCTCTATGCGCACTACACGGCGCTGCTTGTGTTTCGAGAGAACGGCATCGACGTTGTACAAGGCGATGCGCAGGCCGGATTCACTGTCACTACGCTCAGTTCGTCTGTCACTTGCCGCGCCCCGCATTCGCTGGCGACGGTCCCCGGCCTTGGCGTTGTGTTTCTGGCGCTCGATGGCGTCTATGCCATCACCGGAGGCCTGCAGGGCGGCGCAACGAACGACCTGGTCAAGCTCACGACGTTGCAGGACCAGTTCATCAACCGCATCACGAATGACGCCTTCCCGAAGGCTGTCGCGACCTGGTCTGCACAAGAACAAGAGTACGCGCTATTCGTGCCGACGCTCGGCAACGACCGGCCCGACACCGGGTTCATCCTGCACGTGGATCGGTTGCAGGCCGCGCCCGATGCGTCGCCTTGGTCGACCCGCAAGGGCTTCCCAGTCGGGGCTGTGAGCACCTTCTTCGGCGGCGCGATCGTCTTCGGGCATCACACGGGCAACCAAGACACGGCGCCAGAGAGCGAGCGCGGGCTTTTCGTGATGAGCGGCAAGCGTGCGCTCGGTCGCGTTCTTGTTGACGATGTGCTCAAGGATGGGCCGACGCCTACGAGCATCTACCGGTCGGCTTGGTCCGCGTTCGGCGACCCTCAAACACAGAAGCAGGTCGCCTACGTCACGATCTGGATGCTCACCACGGGCAACCAGAAGATCACGATGCGGCACTACAAGGACTTCAGCCTGCAGGCCGTCGAAGAGCGGACCTACTTCGCACAACCGCCAGACGCTGCCTCGCTTGCTACGCTCGACAAGTCCGTGTTGAGCCAGGCGACGTATCGAGACGAGCGCTTGGTTCCGCTGCGCTTCTCGGTCGCGCATCAAGGCTGCAGCTGGTTCTGCTTCGAGCTCGAGACGCAAGAAGATCTCATCCTCGTGGGCTGGGAGTACGGCTTCACGAGCAAGGGCACGCAAGTCGTGATGGGAGTGCGCGCATGAAGCACTGGACAACCCGGCAAGCGGTCGCGCGCAGCGTCATCGCCCCGGACACGATCAACGACGAGCTCGCTGTCAGTCAGAGCAGCATCACCACCCTTGACCGGTCGCAGATGCCGCCCGACTGGTGCGACGCTGCACGCCTCGAGGACTACGCGCTGCACCGGGTGTACCAAGACCCGCTGTACCCGCTGTCTCGAGGAGGTGAGCAGATCGCAGACCAAGACACGAGCGTTCCCAACAACTCGTGGATCAGCAGCACGATTCAGGTGCACCTTGGCGACTGGACCAGCATCGGCCCGGCCATCTCGCTCGCAGGCTTCAAGGGTGGAAGCTTGTACATGGAGTACGGGTGCAACACCTACGCCAACAACATCTTCGCGCGCGGCGTCAATGACGGCTACCCAGGCTCCCCGGCCTTCGTGCGGTTGCGCATCCTGGTCAACGGCATCACGCTTGCCGAACGGCGCGGCAAGGCCTCGCATGGTCGGTGCCGAGTCTTCGGCTCGTTGCAGCTACCAGCTGGCGACCTGACAGTGAACCTGCAGTTCAAGCTCACCGAGGCGAGCGAAGATGCTGCGCTTGTGACGTTGGCCGGCGGTCATCTGATGCAGGCCCACATCTACGCCGGCCGCTATCTGGCGATCGGGAGGTGGCGATGAGCCGCATCACACGAGCTCCGGTTCAAGACGGCGACAGCGTCACCGCAGCCAACCTCAACAATCGATTCAACGACTATTCGCAGGCTGGCGCACTCAATGCGTTCAACACGCGAGATGCAGCGATTGACCTGCCACACTTCACGCCAGCGCGCTTCATGGCGCCGCAGATGGCGACAGGCACGATCGGCCGGCCCGACTGGAAGCACGGAGCGTTCAACAGCGACACAGCTGTAGCAGGCGCGCAGCCTCCGTTCCTTGTGCGCAACGCTGCAGGCGTCGCGACCCCCCTCGCTCTCGGCACAGGCTGGACGCTCGATGCCGACAGTGTGCTACGCGTCTACTGGGACCTCAGTGTGCGTCCGGTCTACACGGGTGCGCGGCCTTGGCAGGGCACCATCAGCGACTGGGACATCGGGGCTGGCGCTGTCGTCAACGTCGCGACCAACGTCACTTGTTGGGCCTTCTGGCTGCAATGGGACGTCACGAGCGTAGCGCTTGCAAACTTCGTGAACGTGCCTGGTCAGGGCGACTTCAACAGCGCAGACCCAAGCGCGACGAAGCTCGGCAACCCGCTGTCAACGTGTGGCGCCACAACATCGGTTGCGGCCTTCAACGAAACAGCCTCAGCTCCAAGCAACGGCAACATGCCGGGACGCAATGAAGTCAAGGTCGGCTGGCAGGGCATTAGCGGCGACTGGCACAGGCAAGGCAGTCCGGTCGCCTCGGTTGTCGTGTATGGCTTGCGTGTCGTGTTTACCGGCATGCTGCACAGCTGGAACAACGCCGGTCAAGATTGGCTGGTTCGCGACGATGCGCTGAACGCGAAGGGGGCGTGCTCGCTGGACCACAACGCGGGCGGCCTCAACGCAATGCTCATGCGGGTGAAGTGATGGCCTTCGTCGCTCCAAACGTCTTCGTCGCCAACACTACGCTCACGAGCGCTGCGCTCGAGGGCAACTTCGAGGCCTTGCGCGTCTACCTGCACAACGGGGTGGTTGTCGGCGACCTCGAGGCAAGTAAGTGGATTCAGACCAGGCACCTGCAACCCCCGGAGTTGCTGCCCTACCAAGGCCTGCAGCACGGAGTGAGCGGCTACCAGGGCGGGCAGAGCGCCGGCGGCATGGACATCCGCTTGACGTTCGCAACGAAGTTTTTGACCGGACAAGGTCGAACGGCCGCCAACACGTTCGTTGCGCTACCCAACGCGGCCTTTCAGCTTGATGTGCGTCGCGCTGCAAAGTTCCTGTTTCACTACTGGTGGGAGTGGGAGGCCGGACCCGATGTGTCGACAGCGGCCTACCAGGTCGCCACCGCTGAGCGCCTTGTCTGGCTCACTCCGTGGATCGGCGCCTTGCCGACGGCTTTCACCGGCTACCGCGACCGCGCGCAAGAAACGCGGAATGGCGGCCTTGGCCTTGGTGGCGGCTACCCCATCGGAGCCGATGAAACCTTTACCCAGAACGGCGGGTACGATGCGAAGCAGGGCTGCATCGCACACGAGACCACGGCTGGCGTTGTTACCTTCGGCTTGGCAACGCACTCGCAGGTCGACCGGGTCGGCGTCGTGAACTGGGGCGTAGCAGTCGAAGGCTTCTACCTCTGAGGTGAACCATGGCGATCGGAACGGCGTTGCTTATCGGCGCAGGCGCGGCAAAGGCTGCAGCGGGCATCGCGCAAGGCGTTGGAACGGCGCGCGCAGCCAAGAAGATGATGCTCTCCGATGCGGAGCAAGCGCAGCTGGCAGACCTCGAGGCACGGCAACGGCGAGGCGAGCTCGGTCTAAGCGAAGAGCAGCGCGGCGCCCTCGAGGCGAGGTTTCTGCAAGAACAAGCCGGCGCAACACGAGAGCTGCAAGCGCAAGGCCTGCAGCAAGCGGCCGCCCGCGGCGGTGGCGTGAGCGGTCGTGAGCTGTTCCTGCAGGAGCAAGCGCGGGCAGGCGCACAGACGGGCATGCGTGTGCAGCAAGGGCAAGTGCTCGCCCAGGCTGAGCGCGAAGCGGCTGCAGCCGAAGCGGCAC